GGTAATATCATGAAGAATAAAGTATGTGGTATGTGCGCTGTTGTATTCCTGTTGATAGGAAACCTGACCTTCTCTATCTATTCACACATTAATATAAGTAAAGAATCAGAACCTCTTGAGGTTAAGGTTCTCGTGTCTGAAGATTTAATTAGAATTGAAACAAAGATAGACGCGATCTATAATGAGTGCAGGCTTAGAGATTCGGCAATATACGGCAATTTATTAGAATTGAAAGAAGTTGTTACAGGACTTAAAACAATAAGTACAAGGGATTACATTGCGGAATTACAATGACCCAATTTATGCTGAATGGCGAAAGAGGGTATACAAGAGAGACGGACATAAGTGTCAAATGCCCGGATGTGGCTACAAGAGGGCGTTAAATGCTCACCATATACGAAGATGGGCAGACGTGCCTTATTTAAGATATGATGTTAATAATGGAATAACTCTATGTTGGAAATGTCACAAGGAAATAACTGGAGCTGAAGGCAGTTACGAACCACTGTTTATGGATATAGTTAGAAAAAATAACTCTAAATGAAATATGTAATCTTAAAAGACACCAGAGAAAAAAATGGCTGGAGTTTCAATTCTTTTGATAAATGCCTAGCCGTAACTAGATGGGGCCTAAAGACGGGTGATTATACAGTTAGAGGCCTTGAGAGAGATTTAGTAGTAGAACGAAAAGCTTCTACTGGTGAGCTAGCCATGAATCTTGGCAAAAAGCGAAAAGCTTTCGAGGCTGAAATAGAGAGAATGTCTAGTTTCCGCTGGAAGTATATTCTTTGCGAGTTCTCTATAGATGATTTAATGAATTTTCCAAGAAATTCCGGCATACCAAAAAAGAACTTAAAGTTTGTCAGAATGAACGGCAAATTTATGTGGAAGAAACTTTGTGAATATCAAGAACAAAGCGGCGTCGAGGTTGTGTTTTGTGATTCAAAGCTAGACGCAGAAGAGCGAGCCATGTTCATATTCGAGGAAAAAACGGAGATACTACTACGTGAACAAGCAGGTTGAAAATATAAAAGCGATCAATGACGCTTGGCTCAACATTAATGTAGACGATTCTAAAATCATAAATCCTTTTAGTGTTCCTACAGAAGAAGAGTTTACCACTAAGTTAACTTGGTTAATGACTAACCCAGAATACTTTTCTTTTTTCTGCAAAGAAGTTCTGAATATAGAAATCCTGCCTACGCAAGCGTTAATGCTAAAAGAGATATGGAATAGAAAATTTCCAATGCTAATCGCTAGTCGTGGCTTTGGTAAATCTTTTATACTTTCTGTATACGCTATTATTCGCGCTCTATTAATGCCCGGCAGAAAGATTGTTATTGTTGGTGCAGCGTTTAGGCAATCAAAAGTCCTGTTTGAATACATGGATACCATTTGGAGAAACTCTCCTATCCTAAGAGACATTGTGGGTAGCGAAGGCGGCCCAAGAAGAGACGTAGACATGTGTAGACTAAAGATTGGCGATAGTCAAATCACATGCCTGCCTCTTGGTGATGGTAGTAAGATTCGTGGTCAGCGTGCTAATGACATTATTGCTGACGAATTTGCGTCTATTCCTAGACAGATCTTTGAAAACGTTGTTGCCGGTTTTGCTGCTGTTAGCGCTTCCCCTATACAAAACGTAAGAAGGCTTGCGTCACAAAGGAAAGCTGTAGAGCTTGGCGAGATTTCAGAAGGTGAACAAGAATTTCATGATGAAGGCGCAAACCAAATCATACTCTCTGGTACGGCTTATTATGACTTTAATCACTTTGCTGAATACTGGAAGAAATGGAAGTCATTTATAACCAGCAAGGGCGACAAAAAGCAACTGGAAGAAATCTTCGGAGAAGACGGCATTCCTAATGGTTTTGATTGGCGTCAATATTCAATTATTCGCATTCCCTTTGAACTTTTGCCTGAAGGTTTCATGGACTCCGCTCAGGTTGCTCGCTCAAAGGCCACAGTCCACGCAGGAATCTATCAGATGGAGTTCGGAGCGTGTTTCTCCACGGATAGCAATGGGTTCTTTAAACGTTCTCTCATCGAGTCTTGCGTGGCAACTCCTGAAAAACCAATCAAACTTCCGAGTGGCGATATTGATTTTCATGCAGTCGTAAGAGGGGTTCCAAATACCAAATACGTGTATGGAATTGATCCTGCTTCCGAAGTTGATAATTTCTCTATCGTCGTAATGGAAATCCGCGAAGACCATAGTAGGATTGTTTATTGCTGGACTACTAACAGAAGTAGACACAAAGAACAATTAAAAGCGGGAGTTGCTGATGAGACAGATTTTTATTCTTATTGCTCTAGGAAAATTAGAGATTTGATGAAGGTGTTTCCTTGTCAAGAGATTGCGCTTGATGCTCAAGGTGGAGGTATTGCAATCATAGAAGCCCTACACGACAAAGATAAGATAAGACAAGGTGAAGTTGCTATCTGGCCTACTATTGACGACAATAAAGAAAAAGATACCGATGGCGAACCCGGACTGCATATTGTGGAGCTTATACAATTTGCTAAAGCTGACTGGGTTGCAGAAGCAAATCACGGGCTGAGGAAAGACTTTGAGGATAAAACTGTATTGTTTCCTTATTTTGATTCAGCTACACTTGGACTCGCTATATCGGATGATAAATTACAAAGTCGTCTTTATGACACTCTGGAAGATTGCATAATGGAAATAGAAGAACTCAAAGATGAGCTTTCTATGATAATCATGTCACAGACACCTTCCGGCAGAGACAAATGGGACACTCCTGAAGTTAAGCTTCCGGGAGGAAGAAAAAACAGACTAAGAAAAGATCGTTATTCATCTTTAATCATGGCTAATATGTCTGCCAGAAAGATATTGAGAACAGCTCCTCCTCATGTGTATGACACAATTGGAGGGTTTGCTGGAGGTGCCGCAGGTAAATTAGACGGACCTCAGTATGTTGGACCATCTTGGTTTACAGAAGGAATGAAGGATGTGTATTAGTTTGGTGTATAATCAATTAGATTAGTTTAATAATCATTCCAACTGCAATTGAATAGGTATAAAATGACTGATAATAACCCAATACAAGATCAAGAAAGATCTCAATCTTTTGTTACATGGTCAGACGAATCTGGAAAACGACAAGCTCTTGTTGATACTTCAGATAATATTGAGGCTTATGATGGTGTTCAAAAGGCCGCAGGGTATAGTCGTCGGTCTTTCTTAGATATTGAACCTAATCGTTCTGTTAGAACAGGCTTTACAAGAGAAGACTACAATAGGTTTCGCCCTTCTGAGTCCGTTCCTAAAAAACAAAAAGAAGCTATACGTATGTGTATGTCTGCATACGACAGGGTTGGAATTATCCGGAATGTGATCGACTTAATGGGAGATTTTGCTGGTCAGGGAATAACCATTGTTCATCCTAATAAAAGAATAGAGAAGTTTTTCCGAGCTTGGTTCAAGAAGGTTAATGGAATTGAGAGATCAGAACGCTTTCTTAATACTCTATATAGATGTGGAAATGTAGTAGTAAAAAGACGAACTGCCAAAATAAACAAAAAAACAGAAAAAGAACTCAAGGCTTTTGGCGATACAGATATCGATATACTTAGCCCAAAGGTAAACAAAAGAGAAATACCTTGGAAGTTTGATTTCTTAAATCCAATGTCTATTGAAGTAATTGGAGAAGAGTTGGCTACTTTTGTTGGCCAACCTCAGTACGCACTAAAAGTTTCTAAGTTGGTTAGAGGCTTGGCGACTAAAAGCATGACGGGAGATAGTCCTTATCACCGAAATATACAAGAAATGCTTCCTCCGGATATTATGAAAGCAATTAAAGACGGAGATAGTGTTGTTCCGTTAGATCCAGATAAAGTATCTGTGTTCTACTATAAAAAAGATGATTGGCTTGTTTGGGCAAACCCAATGATATACGCCATTCTTGATGACATCATTATGCTAGAAAAAATGAAACTTGCTGATGTGTCCGCTTTAGATGGGGCTATCTCTAATATAAGACTATGGAGCTTAGGAGATTTAGATAATAAAATCCTTCCAACTAAAGCTGCGATTAATAAATTAAGAAATATCTTATCTAGTAATGTTGGTGGGGGAACAATGGACTTAGTATGGGGTCCAGAATTAAAGTTTACTGAATCTAGCACACAGGTATTTAAATTCTTAGGAAAAGAGAAGTACGAGCCTGTACTTACTAATATATACGCTGGTCTTGGCGTACCTCCTACTCTTACTGGAATGGCTTCTGGAGGAGGTGGCTTTACTAACAATTTTATTAGTCTTAAAACGCTTGTTGAAAGATTGGAATACGGGCGTCAAGTTTTAGTGAGATGGTGGGATCAAGAACTTGAAATAGTTCAAAAGGCTATGGGCTTTAGGCTTCCCGCAAAGGTTCATTTTGATCAAATGGTTTTATCCGACGAAACTTCGGAAAAGAACCTGCTTATTCAATTATCCGATAGGAATATTATTAGTGCTGAAACCCTTACTGAAAGATTCGGTGAAATTCCTGAAATTGAGAAGATTAGAATCCGCAGAGAAGAAAAAGATAGAAATAAAGAAACCATGCCTCAAAAAGCAAGCCCTTATCACAATCCTCAGCATAGAAACGATTTAGAAAAGATCGCCCTTACAAAAGATGCTATGAACCCTGAAGATTTTGGCTTAGTTCCTTCTACAGATACTGGCGGTCATCCTTTGACCGACCCTAAAGATAGAAGAGACAAAGAGACTATCGAAAACCAAAGAGAAGAAAAAGAAGATAAGAAAATTGAGAAGGAAGAAAAAAGGGCAGAGATGAAAAAAGACACGTCTCCTAAGCAAGAGAAATACGACCCAACTGGAAGACCTGAAGACGGTAGACCAAGAAACTCTAGAGATACTAACAAAAGAAAAAAAAGAGTTGACGTGCCTAAGCGTATAACTAGTCAAATTGAAATTGTTAATCTTTCTCTATGGGCTAGTGAAGCTCAGTCAAAAATCAATAAGATAATCAATCCTGCAATTTTGGCTCACTACGATAAGAAGACTCTAAGATCTTTGACTAAGGGCGAAATGGATCAATTAGAACAACTTAAAATGCGCATACTTTGCAGCACCGATCCGTTCATGGAAGTAACGGCTGAAATAGTAAACAGCCTCCTGAAGAACCCCATTAGACCAACTGCGAATTTCAAAAACCTGATGGCAAATTTAAAGAAAGACTTCTTTAATAGAAATAGTAGAAAACCAAATGTTGATGAGATGAGAAAGATTACTGTTTCTTGCTATGCTTTAAGTAAAACAGAGTAACGGTATTTTGTATATTTTTTGTCTTATGGTGTATATTCTTTTGAGGTGACTTATGAAAATATACAAAAGTGAACTAGAAGCTGGACTCGAAGATGCTATAAAAGCAAACGCAAGTGTTGCGTATTCTTCGCCCGTTAGTTTTTATATACCAAACAAAGAACAAAAAGATAGTATTAAAAATCTAGTTGTAGCACAAGATAGCGCTATTGCTGAGAATAAAGATCAATACGATTTATACTACCTTAGTTCTATTTTGGTTTCCACTGGATGGAATAAAAACGACGATGTTTTCGATCTAGAAGAAACTTGGGGAGCAAAAGATACTCCTGTAGATAAACAATTTAACTTCGGTCATGATGAATCTGACATCATTGGACACATAACAGGAAGCGTTGTTCTTGACCAAGATGGTAACGAAGTAGAAAATATTAGTAATATAGATAAGTTTGATATTGCTACTAGTGCTGTTCTCTATAATAGCTGGACTACTCCAGAATTAAAAGAGAGAATGGAAAACCTTATTGCAGAAATCGAAGAGGGCAAATGGTTTGTTTCCATGGAATGCCTTTTCAGTAATTTTGATTACGCTATCCTTACTCCAGACGGAGAAAAGAAAGTCATATCA